CCGTTTACATGGAGCAAAATTAATTACAACAATTACAACAAAAAAGATCACTTGGTTTCGTCACCAAGTTTAGATAGGGGCGCCGACCGGAACCAGATCCGCGCCATTGTTTCCAATGTAGGCCAACTTATAGTCTGACCCACCTGCATAATAGACATTGAAGTCGATCGTTGTAGATACTGACTCCATTGCCTGCAATGGATTTAGGACTCTTACTGAAAATTGTCCCATGGAATAGTTTGTGGTGTCCGCATTCGAACCCCCATTAACTTTTTTCCATTCTGTGGGAGATCGCCATGGAAACACTATGGTGATCTCACTCACACCCCGCACTTCAAAAATGCAGGTATATTGGCCGAAAGCTTCATCAACTGTCAGCCCAGCAGCTTCATAACCAACATGGCTACAAATCTGCACTCTCGCTGTATGTATAGGACTAGCCACCGCTACAATCTTAAACACCAACGAACCCTTCCAAAACGAAAAGGGAAAAGAAACATAGGATAATAAAGTCGGTGTGAACGTGCTTTCATAAGGCATTGTGAATAGCTCCGCTCCAGGACATAAATCAGCCACATATAACGATTCCCCCATTGAGTTGGTTGTGGACAAAGTGAAACTTTCTACAAAGCTCAACTTCTGGGTTAAATACCGGATCTCCATTTCATCTTGTGAAGTCCCAGTGTCCACTGCCATAGTTATTGGTCGCGTCGAGGCAGACGTGTTGAGTACCGTATGGTAATCAATGTTCGCAGTATTGCAAACAACAGGATAAGTCTTATTGTTCGTTGGCATGAAATTCAAACCAACGTTAGGTAAATCCATTGGAGCAGTTGTCGCACCACCTGTAAAAGCATCCCCCACCGAGGAAGCATCAACTGTGGCACTCGCTGCATGCTCAATATTAATATTTGTAACTTTACTTTGAATTCCTCCTTGTGCCACGATGCTAACTGTGGTAGGATTAATAACAGCAAAGTCACTATTCTTAAAAGAAGCAAAAACAGTGAGCGAAACACTAGTAGAAGTGGCAGCGGGGCCAGCTCTAAGAGCATTTTGCACATATATTCCAAAGGTCCCTAAGACATTGTCTTCAGTAGGCACTCGTAAATCGAGGTGCGTTTTGTTGTGTACATACGGAATTGTCAATTCCACAGTAGAACAAGCTCCTGCATACATAATCGCATGTTTGGTCACACTCAGTGATCGTAAATTCCCGGTATTAACGGCCAAGGTTTGGCCGCTATTACACATAGGCATCCACGAAATTAAAATAGAACCATTCATGAACGAATTTGATTGCATCTGAACTCGCAACGTAACATCACCTCTCCAATAAGTGTATCTCGAAAACGCTGATCGCATAACAACCGATTTGATAAGATCAAACGGAGCTTCATAATAGGTTAAAGGTTCTCCAGCCGGGGTTGATACTCCCCAGGATAACGTTTCTACTAGTTGCTCTTTCATGACCAAACCAAGATTGGAAGGCACAGACTCACCCATTGTCAATACATTTGGCTTAGACTCAACTCCACCATCTGTACTTTCTACAACACCTCCAACTAGCTGGACTTTGCCTGATTGATGAACCATAACAAAATCTAATTTTTTCTCACCCCTCGTTCGCTTCTCTTCGAGAGGTTGTGGCGCTTGTAAGGTTGGCGCCCCAAAACCGTAAGCTTGAATGTTTCTTCCATTAGAAAATCTCTTCAAAGTGTACCCTGATGTAGAATATGTCGCTGTCATTGGCAGCTGTACAGTCTTAGAATCATTATTGGCAACAAGGATTGATCCTTGTGGTATGCCAGCATAATTACGCCAAGGTACAAGTTGTCTGTTCTCATCATGTACTGTCCACACTGTGGCTAATTTGTTACTTAAACCCCATTGGTCAACAAAGGTATAAGTAGTTCCTGTCCCAGTTGCATCGTAAGAAGCAACTGGATCCGAAACTGTAACTAAAGGCGTTGCGCTAATAGTAAATGTCCAAGGGACAACCGAAATATCATCGGCCCCCACTGTCACGTTGAAATTGGTCGTCACTCCAGTTAAAACATTCCGTGGCTGGCCAGCAATAATGGCATATCCCAAAACCCTCAAAATATCGTCTCCGACATTAGAACTGGGAAAGACAAAACTAGTAACATCAGCAATCCCAGTTGCTGGCAGAGTAGAGGCTCGAATAGGAACCCACGAATCCACCAGCGTTTGCGACATGCGTACTTCAATACCATTAGCGACAGCTGTGAACTGAATAAATTCAGGAATATTAACGGCAGTTCCACCGATGTGAGGATTAAATGAATAAGCCTCATTTTGTACACGCAAAGAAGGGATACGGCAAAGATTCGAAAACCTAAAACCATCACCCGCCCCCACATATACTGAACCCTGGTCGGAAGTTGCTTCCATTCCAACCACGGTCAAAGTTAAAACCCCTCCAGAACTTGTATCCTTAAAAGTTTCACCATTAAACCATGGGACGCGCAGCATTGGGTATCTGGACACAAAAGGTGCTTGCACCTCAAGTGTCTTCTCCCCAAACGCCACTGCCCCATTTTGGCTAATTGTCGGTAGTGAATAACCATCTGCATTGATATAACGGGCGTTAACCATCATTTCATTGCTAACAGTTGCCACTATTGGTACTGCACTATTGGTAAGGACATTAAACCGGAGATTTCCGGAATATAATCTATACGCTTGTGCAAAATACCGCAACAAACCAGCCGAAATAGCTTTATTGGTGATGGACGCATCCCAAAAATCCCAATCTGCATCTTGATAATTCGCAGAAAGACACGCCCCCAAAGGCACAAAGTACTCTTCTCTCGAACCAGCACCATGAACCAAAGTCAATAAAGGGAACTTACGTTTAATAAGCGTCCCAATACTAGGCATAACTTCATCAAAACCATCGACACTAGTGTCTGCTTTAGAATCCCCAATCGAAACCGGGGCTGTCTCTTCAGTAGGCACCAATGTTGGTTCAATTGGAGCTTCAAGAAGTTTCCCGGATTGTGCAACCCAGGACGCACCCTCTTCAGTGTTCACCACATTGGTGACCCAGGCATAACAAGAACTGTTAGTGTAACTACTCATAGTGTAACTAACAATATCCCCATTAAGCCAACGGGTCTCAACATCGTGATACGATAAAGGTGCATCCTGGATCCCAACCTTCCTCCAAACTTTCCAAATTCTCTCTCGCCATAACTCAAACCGGGTTCGCCCTGAACTCCACACTCTCGACAACACATCATTCCCATTCACAACAGTAGCTTCCAAAACTCCCAAACTCGACATAGAGTAAGAGAGTGTTTTCATCAGACTTTCATCCAATGCTATCGGAAAATACAAAATCCCGGGAACAACATGCTTTCGTGCACGAGTAGTATGTTTCAAAAACTCACAATCAAACAAATTCTTCAAACCACAATTCTCATCTGGCTTCGTCTTATCGCCACCAGTAAAGGTGACTTTATACTCAGCCAACTTAACACTCATCTCATAAATACCAAACACTCCCGTCAACAACTCGGACACAGCGGCCAATAAATCGTCACCAAACGTCACTGGTAAACACAATTTATCACATTGATCCATAGTCGCCAACTTAGGCATTTTTTCTCTAACACACAAAACATAGGACATTTTAAACAAAATAAGATTACCCACGGAATTAAACAAGGTTGTCTTGTAATCCCCACTGGGCATCATACACCACATCGAAAATACCAAATCCCCAACTAGGATCATGGCATGTAACATAATATACACCAACGTCTTACGAGCATAAACGTCACCCTCAGGCACAGGTCCCTTGGACCATTTCTGATAGAATCTCTCAACTCCATCCAAAATGACCCCAATAACTTGTGCGTTCATATAACGCTCCCAATACTTATAATCACCATCCATCCCTTTACAAGACACACGCAACATACTCGAAATCATATCATCCCATTGCGAACTATATACATTCATACCAACAGCTACTCCGAATTTTAACGGGTTTGAGAAAACGTGGTCCAAAAACGCCCCAAAATACTTCCGACACAGCATGGTGTAATCAACAGGACTGCCGATAACACCACGCGTTTGCACTAATAGGACTTTTTCTCGCGTTCTCTGTTCCACTTTTGGAATCATGTTCCACAAATATGGAGGTGCCTCACCACGTCTGATCATCTCATCTTGAATAACTAAATTCCTGATAAGCTCATCATCGGTGATTTGGCGTTTCCCATCCACATCAGCTTCACTAAACATCCAACGTTTTCCACAGGTGTTATGAGGTCTACGATCGGTGTAGAATTTCCCCTCAGACGAATTCATCGAAAGTGGAGCCATTCCACCTCTACCATTGACCATTTCATCCATGTTCATAGGTCGAACCTCTCGTAGAGGCACTACCGAATTAATCTTGTCAAAGACTGACTCGGCAGCTTGCTCCAGAATCTTCGGAGGAAACATCTTAGTTTCAGTACTATGGTGTACTCTCTCGCAAATTATTTTCATAATTTCACTCGGGTGTACACCCGGTACTAAAGGATGTTTCGTGCTCGTCACTGCGGGATAAAACATTTTTGTATGCCAATCCTCATCCAGATAAGGTAAACCTCGCCATTGGAATCTACCATTGATCACATGTGCACCTTGCAAACGACCCAACAATTGTAAATCACACACAGGAACCATCACCGTACTTTTGGTGGGAACAACCTTCTCAGGTACCACACAACCATTACTCAACTCATTACCAGACTGAGTGATGACCTTACTACTCTGTTCTTTCATCGCTTCTGTCACTACATATTCATCTAACACACAACCCATTCCCGACACCATTTGACCATTGACCTTACGGCCAGCCACATGGAAACCAAGAATATTCCACTCATTCTTACGACCTTTCGCTACTATCAACTTACCACAATCACCATCATTCTTTGGCTCATACAACCAAGTCTGTGCCAAATAAAACTGCTGATTCTTCCCTTCATACATATACTCATATCTCTTATTACTCAAACTAATAAACATCTCCTTCTCG